ATCACTAGGCGGGGTCTGTGCGGACGGTAAGTCCTCACCCCCGATTTGCGTTGGGCCTGGGGGTCCCTGAGTGCCGACTGACACCACCTCGAGTTGGGTGCTAGTGATGTTGACTGAGTTAGTAGTCTCAACGACTGTAACCGTTTTGTCGCTCATCGCGTAACCTCCCTTGCTATTGTGAATGTCCCCGCTAACAGTTTATCCACAATATCCCCTGAAACCAGTTCAAGGTCATACACACCCTCCACACTCGGCAAAGCCGCTGTATCTCCCGCCGCGATTGAAAGGGTAACTGTTCCTGCGACCCCACCCATGGAAATGCGTCCATTGCTAGTGGTAAGGTCAATCAAAGAAGTATCATCATAGGTTCGGCGCATCTGCATACGCGCATCATAGCCCGTCAAATTGATAGGGTTGCCGCTACTATCTTTATAAGTGATAGTGATGCCGAAAGTAGAGCCTTGCTCCAATTTCAAATGATAAACGCCCGCACCCATTTATTAGTCCTCTGATTTCTTAGCGCGAGGCTTACGGGCTACCTTGGTTTCTGTTGGGGCCGCATTGCCACCCACTTCATGAGCCACGCCCTGCTTAACAAAGAAAGATAAAGTCTTTACCTGCCAAGCCTCACTGCCTTCATATTCTTTTCCCGCCTCATAGGTCATGGTCGCACCGCCAGATGCGTTTGCCATTCCTACTGCGTTCTTTGTCATCATTACTTTCATAATAAACTCCCTTTAGGTAAGGGAGGCCCGAAGGCCCCCCGTCCCTTATTGGTGTTATGCCATTTCCAAGACCTTCATCGCCTCAGCAAGCACAACCTCACCGCCTACACGACGACGAGCGATGTAGCGAACATTGCCGCTAGATGCTTGAGAGAACGGGTCACGGAGAACAGACAGTGCAACACGGTCGACAATCATAAAGCCTCGGCGGAAATCACCGTAGATGATTGGCTTAGTGCCAGTTGCAATATCTGCACAATCAGGTGCTTCCACATAAGGGGAGCCGTAGATTGTGTTTGGCAAGCCTGCTTGACCAGAGAAACCAGTCTGGAAGATATACTGACCCGCAGTATCTTTCAGTTTACGGATTTCACCCAGAGTAGCACGGTTCATCATGAATGATGCGTTCTGCGCGTAATCAGCCTTCAGGCTGTGAACAAGGTCAAGAACCTCATCCGCAGTGATTGCTGAAGCAGATGCCGCTGTCACGCCAGATGCAACGGTAGAACCGTTAGTGATACCTGTTGGCTTGTTTGTGCCATCACCAGAGATGAACGCCGAGCCTTCGGCTTTAGCGAACTGCTCTGCAAACTCAAGATTCATTTCTGCTTCTAGGTCGAATACAGAATCTTCAAGCAATGCAGATGAAATATCTACAAGAGCATAAAGTTCATGAGTTGGGATGGTGTTCAGGCTAGTTGTGTAACCAGTAGTTTCTGAACGAGTGCCAGCTTCCGCAGTCCAAGCCGCCGCAAAGGTTGCAGTCTTTGATGGGACTTCAATCTCTTTGTTGCTTGTTTGACGAACACGGGCAACGGAACGCACAGGGCTGATTTCAGTGATAACCTTAATCAGTTCCTCTACATATTCCGCAGGAGCCAAGTTACCCGCAGTTGCAGAAGTGCCGACAGTCAATGCCTTTACTTCATCTGGGTCCATGCCTTCTTTGCCTTTACGCATGAAGCTTTCCCAGATTGCGAGGTTTTGGTCAATTTGCTTTGCTTCCACGCCCGCATTTGGACGCTTCATCATTGCCTCAATATCATTGAGTTTTTCAGTCATAGACTCTGCAGATTTAGTCTGCGCTACGAGTTTTTGATTGAAGTCCTCGAACTTATCAAGGTCCTTTTCAATAGCCGCTAACTTACCCTCTACGAGTGGGTCAACATGGCCTTTTTCTTCAATCTGCTTGAGACGCTCGTCATTGGCCTTCTTAAATTCTTCAAAGGCACTAGCCATGCTCTCAACAGCAGATTTGACTTCAGTTTGATTAACTTCAGACATTAGTCTTCTCCTTTGTTTGATACATTAGATTGTAGGATGTTTGTTAGATGCTTGATTGCATCTACCAGTTCAGGCGTGTCATTGTCTCCTGCATCCCGCAGGTCAAGTGCCTTGGTCAAAGCGGATGCCCCAACCTTTGCTTCGTTCCTAGAAAGGCCACCTGCATCCCGCAGGATTTCTTCCCATTCACGAATACTTTTATCCGCCCCCTTAACCGCAGAAACCCGTGCTTTAGGGTTCATTGGGAAAGTAACGGCGGAAATCTCCATAAGGTCAACCTCTTTGAGTAACCGCTTTTTACCACGGTCATCATAGTCTGCACCTTTTGGGGAAACTCGGTAACCAATGGATAGGCCATCCAGTGCGCCCATCTTCATTAGTTCATAAACTTCACGACCACGCTGTGTTCCCATAGCAAGACGGCCCTTGACCTTTAGGCCACGGTTATCCTCTATGATTTCATCAAACACACCGATTGGTTCATCAGGGCGGTGTTGGTAGAGCATTTTGACTGCTCTCGCCCCTTTCTTGCCAATGGACTTGGCGAATGCGCCTTGGACTACAACATCGTTGCCAAGGTCTTTATTTCCGAAGATAGAGCCATAACCGCTGAACGCGCCCTTTTCTTCTTCGTCATCTCCGTGCATGGCCTTAATGTCAAACTTAACATCAAGAGTATCCTGCTCGTAATCCTCAAAGCCATCGTCAGCAATGACTTCCTCATGGTTTATATCGGTCATCTCAGCCTCCTTTGTTTTGCCTCGGAAACTGCTGAGACATACCGCAACCCTTTGGTCTTGGTCAGCATACTCAGCCTGCACAGAATCATTGTCCATACATCTCGACATAAAGTCCTCCTCATTTTCCCCTATTGAGGGTTTAGGAATCGGCATTTATATCTCCTATCGCTTCCCACATCATATACTCATAAAACCTTTCTGACAACATTAAGTATCAATAACATCATCTTCAGGCGATACATAAATTAACGCACATCGACAATTTATCACATTACCTGCACCCCCTCTTGGGTCTGCGGGCCTGCTCATTCGATAACTAATGCCATCATATGGCACTATAAAGTCCTCATCCATTGGGACTCTGACCCCGTTCATCACCGTATGATGCCCACGGGTTCGGGGGTCATTGACTGCTACCCACTGCTTCTGCATCTGCGGGATGTTAAGCGTTTTTGCCACTTCGTGGTTCGCATAACTAGCCGCATTGTGCGTCTCAGTCCTTGCTATGGTTGCGGCTCTAATTTTGGTAAAGCCGCCACGCATTGCCTCAAATATCTCTTTGCCTATGACTGCAACGCCCTTACCCTCTGCTTCTCCCGCCACGATTAACTGCGATATACGCCGTCTCGTAGTGTTTGCAATGTTAGTAATAGCAAATGCACCATATTCAGTAAGATAACGCCTGATAAGCGCCTCAAACTGGCTTTCATTTTTACGGTATCTCAACAACCGCAAACCAAATTCATCAATCACAGACCTATAATGTGGCTCTAAGACTGACCTTAATTTTACATCAATGCTTCTTTCAGATACGCCTATTTGCTGACGCAGTTCATATTCAGCCTGAGCCTCTGCGCCAAACTCTGCGAAAGCGGTAATTAGATTAAGGCGTAACTTACGCTCATAGCCAAGGCGGACCCTGTTCTGCTCAATAACTTCCTTGCGGGCAGATATGGTAATTCCTTGTTGCTTACGAGCGGGTAGACCCATCAATCATTCCTCACATATAAGATTGCAAGGGTGGCGGATATATCATCATCCCCACTACTTGTCTTTGCCCGCACTTCAATATCTGTCTTTTCTGGGCAAACGATAGGCAGGCCAAGGTCAACCTTCACGGTTGTGTTATGGAGGGTGGTCTTGAATTGTGTTCTGAACACCCCGCCAAACCTACGGGTGATTATGCGGGCTGTTGCATACTTATTTACCGATGATGTCCCTGAACCAATATAGCCTTCTTGGATGTAAGCAGTGTATCCCGCAGGCACAGTCCAAAGCGTCATTAGAGTTTGGTTCTCACCCGTTTTGATTTGGGCGTAGGTTGTGCCGCTATTAGAAATGGAAACATCGCCCACTATAGTCTGTGAGCCGCTTACATAAGCGCGATAAACGCGCAGAAAGGCACTAGATGTAGTAGCAGTGCCAGAGGCATCTAGGGTCACTTCTTCGGTGATTTGTTGATAGTTGGTATCTACCCCTTGAACAGTGACCTTTACCCCACTGTCTGAGGCCCCTGCCGCCGATGTAACTGCCATCACTACTGCGCTAGATGGGTAGACATAAAGGCCACCACTGTCCCAGACGGTTTCTTCTACAGTGCCTACTGAGTTAAAGCCAAACTTGTATAGTCCTTTTTCAGCCCACTTGTCCCTGCGTATCTGTAGGGCATATTTGCTTTCTAGCGGCATCCTAGTCTCCCGTTCTCATAGGATGGCCTTCAGGTAGTAGGTCAGTGTCAAACCTGCCACTTCTAAACTTTCCAGTTCGGACGGCAAACAAGAACGCATTAACTCTTGCCAATCCCCACTGCTCTGGAGACATTACATTTGGACGCACACTTTCAGGGTTGGTTCTGTATGCACCCACCCCTCTGTTGAACACGGCTTCAAGCATCCGCTGAGTGACACGCTTAGACTTAGCAGAACCATGCTTGTCGTTATGCTCTTTAATTTTCTCTTTAAGCGCATTCCTAATTGATTCACTGACGGGTGCTTTAACATCTACATCTCCATGAGGTAACGGTTCACAATCGTCACAACACGGAATCATAATGTCCCAAACATCCATCTCTTTAGTGCGGGCTTCGTTTAGTTGGTCTACCTTGCGGTTTGCCCAACGCTGTCCTGCGTCACCTCCCCACAATTTCCACGCAATCACCCCTGCACTTGGATAGCCTTCCTCACCACGGCGAAAACCTTCCGCCTGCTTGTCTACTTCATGACGGGCAAAATAAGATTTCATTCGTCTTACCGTGTTAGGTGATAGACGCTCCCTGTTGCTTAGTTGAACAGCACGGGCCACACCTACCATAGTCCCGCCCCTGTTGAATTCTTTCCGTAACTCCAACCCTTGACGCGCTTCTTCAGCCATTTGATTGGTGGGCGTAGTATCAACATCACTTTCTGCTTTCGCGTCCTCGTTGCCCTCATCTCTTTCCTTGCCTGTTACACGCATCCAGATTGCATGACTTTCACAAGGCATATGGAAGTCACCATCTGGACCCCTTACCGTGTGATGCCCTTCACAACCCAGTTCTTCTGCTCTTTCTTCGGCTTCTTTGACTGTATCGTAGACATCTTCACCGCCTCCGAAACGAGGGTCGTGTTCCTCTTTAGTCTCACCTTCACCATAAGCAAATTTACCTGCATCATCAGGACTGATATTTTCGTCTGGAGCCACGCCTGCCGAGCCAAGCGGGAAAAGGTTCGCCGCGATAAATACATCATCGCCACCTGTAATTGGTTCCAAGCCCAAACGCTCACGCGCTTCATTCCTTGAAATAATGCCTTCACGGACTGCACTGGTGACATTCTCATAAACTCTCCTTCTGCGTTCCGTCATGGCAGGTATGGCATCAATATCGTATTGGATATAAATCTCATCCCCGAACAACGGCGCAAGCCATTCGTTCAAATCACTCTCAACACGCTTTGCTAGTGGAATGATTGTTTCTTCATATAGTGCTAGGCGGGCTTCTTGGACATTAGCGTATGTCTGTGAATCTGGGATGCCTACCAATTGGCTAGGTACACCAAAGCAAAGAGCAATGTCTTTAGCCGCCATGTTCTTGTTTTGCAGGAAGTCCATGTCCCGTGGAGACAAGCCCATCTCTTTCCACTCAAAGTCACCTTCAAGCAATACTGGTCGACCACTGTTGCTAGTCCCTGTGAACCTGTTGCGTAAATCTTCATTGAGTTGTTGACGCTGTGAGTCAGTCAATTGCATTGGGATGCCACGGTCATTCTGCGGCTTGAACACGATTGCGCCACTTGGTCGCGCTCCATTATTCAAAAGGCTGATGTTGTGGTTTGCAATGGCATTATGTTGGTCAATATCTACTGCCGCCGCCATCAATGGACTCATGCCCATGTAATCATCTAGCGGGTTAAAGAATTTGAAGTGCTTAACCTCAGACACGCCTGTTAATGGGTCCGCAGGATATGACGTAACTACCTGCCCACCCAAGACATACTCATAAGCATCTGGAATAGTGGTCTTGCTTGGCTTAACGCGAATGCGGTCTGGGCGTAGCAAATGTAGCTCCCTTGGAAAGCCCGCTACATCGTTACGGATTGCGTAACTGTTTCCAGAGAGGAGTAGATACGAGTAAAGGCCCTGAAAATATTCAACGCCTGCCTGTAGGGGATTGGGGCGGTCCAAGAGACTGATTAACGGGTGACGCTCTAATCTGGTGTCGCCCTGAAATACTTTGAATGGGATGCTTGATGCGCCGTTGGAAATTTCATTGACGCAACGATAAACGATAGCGTTGTATTGATAGCCTTCCTTTGCGTAGGCTTCATATTTGTCATTTCGCTTGTGTGAGCCGTATGTCGTTTGAAGCACAACCTGCGGTGCTTCCTTATATTCTGGCCCTTCTTGCTTTTGTTCTTCTTTCTTAAAGAAACCAGTGATGTTGTCTAAGATGCCCATTATGTAACTCTCCAAAACGCCGTCCCACTGGATTGGCTCAGTTCTGTCAACGCCCAAACTAAGGCATCTAATCTATCTGGTGACTTTCCGCTCCCGCCTGTATAAGTCGTCATCTGGTCTTCCACTTCTGCGAATACTCCCGCATGGCTAACCTTCTTCTGCTCATATAACGCCGCAATTGGTTCTGCTCTAGTCAATTTACCTCTTGAGGCGTTCACGGGTGTATATGGCACACTGTTGTCTATACTTCTTATCAGTCTTTCGACTAAATCGCCACCATTATTTACTTCGGCAACAATTCTGTCTGCCTGCCAGTTATAGAAACAATCGACTGCCTTACGCCCCCAACCGTCTGGTGACATTCTACCAGAAGCATCCTCTAGGACATAATATCTTCCATCTACGCCACGGCCTGCCACGATTATTCCTGTCTCATCAGATTCATCATGGCTCGTAACTGCGGGGTCAACCGCCACGATAATACGTTGCAAATCTGGGACTGCTTCTTTAGCCACCCTTGTCTCATCAATACCATTATAACTCCATAATGCCCCTTCAGTGTCATCTAATACTTCAGCGTATAGTTCTTGACGACCCAATCTGGTGTTTTCGTATTTCTCTTTTAGTTGCTGTATCGCGGCAGGTGCTAGGTTGTCTGCATTTTCAAAAGTAGAACCACGGGTTAAAACCGTGCCTGTTCTATTGATGAGGTTGCGAATAATCTGATTAGGCTTTGGTGTCGTTGTAATGACGCACTGTGGATTTTCGCCAAGACGCAAGCCAAACATCAATTGGTCAAATGTGTCTGGGTATCGCCATGCGGCAATCTCATCGCACCACGCTCTATGAAACTGCGGTCCACGCAAACGGTCTGGTTCAGTAGCACTGAAGCCCATAATCTTAGAGCCGTTGTATAAGGTAATCTCGGACGCTGTGGAGTTGTAGCCTCTGCCACGGCCCTGCATGAGGCACTCTGGGGGTAGCCACTTCAAGATACCAGACACACCACCAAATGCGACACGGCGGATGTCTCCAAAGGTAGGCACTACTACTGCAACCTGAACCTCTGGGTTTCTAAGGGCA